TAAGACCTCGGAGTGCGCTCATCTACCATTGGTCATCTCCTTAACGAGTTGGTTGGCATATTGTGCATTGGTTAACCCAAGTCTTTTAGCGAGAGAGACTTGAGAGGACGTTAACTTCATTTTGCGTGGTTTTGCTCCATTATTCCTTGCGGAAGGAGCGACCACGGACGATGGACGAGCAGCCGTCGAAGGCGCGGTTTGTCCACCACCGCTCACATCCTTAGATGTGTTTTCCGACCACTCATATTCACTAAATCTTCCTCTCATACCCCCATCAATATATTCAAAATATTGATCTGAGTTAGGCGAAAGACCATTATCTTTTATGGCTTCTTCATGAAGAGCATAAGCGTAAGCTGTCATGCCCTTATGTTCTTCATCACCAAACCAGGTATTCTTTTCTCCCCACTCTTTTGCCTTTGGTTCAGGCGCTGGAACAGAGTTAACAGATTGCTGCTGTTGCTGTTGATAAGCCTGTTGTTGCTGTTGATAGGCTAATTGTTGTTGAGCCATTTGTTGCTGTTGAGTTGGCTGTTGAGGAAGACTTCTTTCATATCGCTCCGCCTCTTGCATCTGAGACTGAGCCTCAATCATCCTTTCCTGAGAAGATACAATATCGTCAGTATTGCCTTCTTCATGAGCCTTTTTATATTCAGCTTTGGCTTTTTCTGCTGCTAATTGTGCTTTTTGCTTAATTTGTGAAACCAATGCAGTTTCACCGCGATTTATCAAAGATTCATATTCTTTGTTTTTTGCGGAGAGACTTTGGTTTTGCTGATTAAGTTGCTGCGCTGCTGTAACTGCTTCTTCTGCAAGACGTTCTGCCTCCCTTCTTTTGAAGGTTGCCTTGTCAAGACGCTTCCTAACACTAGCACTATAGCTGTCTAACTCTTCATCGCCAGTTGGCTCATACGCAGCCTTATTGACAGGCGGTTTATCATCAACAATTTCTAAATCAAAATCATCAGATTCAGAAAGAGCTTCTTTTTCTTTAGATTTTTTAACAATTTGCGTTTTAACCCCAAAGAACTTGTCTTCGGCTGACGTTATTGTAGCATTAGACTCTTCAATGCCCATGTCGGTTTCTGTTGATTCGTTCATATCTTTACAATCCCCCTTGGATCTTCGACCACAGCTTCTACGCTATCGTCATTGATTAAGCGGAATTCTTTTCCATGAACCATAAATCGAGTGCCTGTATAAGAACGCATTACGATCCAGTCTCCTTTTTTGCAAAAGGATCCTGTCGGAAATCGTGCAGAATCTGAGTATACATCTGGCCCCATATCCAAAACAAACCCAACAATACTTCCCACTTCTTCAGTGTGTATTGTTTGACTTGCTTTAATAATTCCACCATCTGTTTTCTCATCAGGTTCTGGTAAGGCAATTAATATCTTATATCCTGTTGGTTTTGGCATCTGATTTGCTTTGCGAGAATTAGACTTATCAATATCAATTTCTTCAATATTGTTGTCTTTCTCGTTTACTGCTGCTAATGACTTAGCCATTAGATTTTTCTCCTTGCACTGGAAATGGGTGTCCAGAGTCACCTGCGCTACACAATATAGCGTTATGCTTGAGCAAGTTTCTTTTTTAGATCAAGTAATTCTCTTTCCGCCATTGCAATCCCTTCTATGACACCGCAACAACGTGAATATTCTGAAAAGTCTTTACAGCTTCCTGTGCTGATATGGTCGCTCATTTCATTAAGCAACTCTCGGTACTTTGTCCTTAAAACATCAAGCTCATCCATTAGAGTTTGAATTTCCCATTAGGTCTTTTGCTATATCTTTTCCTAATTTAGCACCTTCAAGCTGTTCTTTACTAGCAATTTTTTTAGATTCAAGCTGATCCCTGCTATTGTCGGATGCAATTTTAGCGCCTAACTTAGCAGTTTCTATTTTTACTTGAGTCGCTAATTTTTCTCTATCAAGGTCAGACTTGTCCGTAAACTTCTTCAAATCAAGTTGAATTTTAGCCATGTCTGCTTGTGATTTAGCCTGTACCTGCTGTTGTTTAATCTGCAACTCTTGTTGCTGCATTTGAATAATAGGATCTTCAGACTCTTGCATTTGTTTTTGCATCTGAGCTTCACGCTGATCTTTTCCAGTCAACTGTGCTGCTGCTGGTGCTACAAGCCTTGAAAGCCTGAGTTCAATATCTTCTGGTAGTTTCTCATCAGGACCAGGCAGCGGAACACCAAGCTCTTTCTCAATCTTGGCTCTGTAAGCAAAAGCAACATGTTCTGAAATATGTGCAGCCATTGCTGCTTCTGAAGCCTTTGCGGTAGGATTCTGAGACATAATTTCCATAATCTTTGGATCTTCAATTAAAGATACATGAGTTTGAATATGAGCTTCATGGTCTTGGAAGATAAATGCCTTAACTGGCTCACCGTTAATAATATTCATATTTTCGGTTACAGGGTCAGTCACTGGGATTTCATCTTCAAGCGGCACAATCTTATCAGCATCCCTAATACCTAGAACTTCCAGCATTTGCCTGTGCAAAAGAGGCAAGTCATACATTTGAGGTGCTTGTACTGCAAGTTGTAATGCAGCCTGATACTGCATGATTCGCTGCGCCATTGTTCCCGCATTGGGATCACTGACAGGAATGATGTCTACTTTATCATCAAAGTCTTCAGCTACTAACTCCCCATTTTTAACGTCATAAGGGTACTCAGAGGGGCCAAAATCTCGGACAACTCCAGAAAGAATGCGTAATTCCTTCTTCATCGAAGCATGAAGTCTAGCCTGAACCGCACTCATTACCTTCATGGAGCGTTCCAGAATTGCCAATGTCGTGCCAACAGGCGCTTCAGAGTTCATATCGGCGGCTTTTACATCACCAGCAGAAGCAAAACGCCTACCTTCAGTAACAATATCGCCCAAAAGCTGATACAGCACATTTGATGGTTCTTTATAGGGTAGAAACGTAATGTTGTCCCGTATTGCACCACCTGGGACATCAACATCCCTGAATTCACCTGGCATAATCGGCGTATCATCGCCTTTAATGCGTAATCCACGGGATTTTAAGCCACCAGGAAGATTGGATAGCGTTCCTGCGTCTACCAACTGCCGTAAAATACTGGTTGCAGACTTAGCCAGACCACCAATCATATGGATTAGACCGAATCCGTAGAATCCAATACCTGGCAAATACTGATAATGAACAAAATGTTCCCGTTTCATCTTCATCGGGTCATCTTCATACCAGTTTCTGCGTATTGAAAGTATCTGACGAGAAGACTTGTCGATACTAACGACATAAGGCAAGGCTATACCCGTAGGTTCACCATACTCAGCATCCTCAAATCCGATCAGATCCATTTCTGCCTGTATTTCCAGAATAGTGTGGCGGTTATCGAACTCATAATTCGCCGACCCGCCTGTTAGTTGGTTGTATTTTCTTTCAATATCTCCGGTATCAGGACTTGGATCGGGTAAATCAATATCACTGTAGAATCCTGAGACCTGTAATTTGCGTACCTCATTGCTGGTACGCTTCATAATGTGGCTGGCGCGTTCACAAGTGTTTAGATCAGAAGCTCCGTAGCTCACTACAAAGTCTTCAGCAGGTACAAACATGGAACAAGGCCGACCCATATTAGGATCGTAATACACTTTTCTGAAAGCAGAACCGGCTAAAGGTAAGGAAAACAGCATTTTTTCTGTTTCCGACCTGTATTCGGTCATTTTTTCAGTAAGCAGATAATTTAAGTACTCTCGTACCCTAGATGCCTGCTGGGATTTCTCATCTGTTATTTGGCCGACTACCGATGTTTTAACAGGGCCAGCAGCAGGGAATATTTCTTGAATGGCTTGTGCTTGAAAGCGCACAACAGCCTCAGTCAAAACGGGATGAAAAACGCCACAAGCACCATCCCAAGGCTCAGACCTGTCTTCGTTCTTCAGACCAAGAAGGTCTAATCCATTGATGTAGGTATTCTCCCAATCAGAACGAGAATCTCTGTCAGCCTCAAAAGCGCCCACTAAATCAGACGCAATCTTGCTTAGATCATTGTCTTCAATTAAATCTGCTAGATTTTCATTATGGTCGCTACTACCACCCATATCACCATTGGGATCGAAATCAATTATTACCCCGCCATCAGGAGTATCAACAGATACAGACTCTGGATTCACAATATCTATTTCAATAGCGCCTTCTTGTTCAGGCGATTGTGAAAAGGGATCAAACCCCATAGGACGTTCTATAGCCATTTATCCGTTCCTGCTAAAATTACCACCGCGAGTTGCAGCACCCATTCCTCTAACCTTTCCACCATCGGACATTTTTTTAATCTTTCCGCCTTTTTCATACTCAACTTTTCCGCCATTAGCGAAATTACCCATAGTTGTTTTAGTGGTAGGTGCTTTTTCTACCTTCTTTCTCCACTTTTCGTCTGCTATTTTTTTCAATAATTCTTTTTGTTCTTCGGTTAATTCCTGTTTATTCTTATTCTCAACCTCACCGCCATCATTGTACTTAACCTTGCCGCCTTTGTTGTACTGCATATTGGCTTTGCCTGGTTTCTTTTTCTTGCTGTCATAATAACTTGGCATCATTTACTCCTAGTAATAAGCTGCTCTTCGTCTAGGCAGTGGTTCATCTTCTTCATCAGAACTAAGCCTTAAAAATCCACCTTGGCGGAACCGTAACAAAGCCTGTGTACTGCTGTCCACCAGATCATCATGCTCACCTACAGGAAAAGAGGCAAATTCTTCGATTACCATTTCCCCAAATCGAGTCTCTGGACACCAGACAACACCCGATGCAAACATATCTGCTACTGCGTTTACACGGGCGACCTTATCATTTCCTCTGGACGGTGTGTACTCTGAAACGGGTATTCCCATTGCTCGTAGCTCAAACACCAATGGCGCTCCAGCAGCTTTAGCCTCAATAATACAAGCATCGGGACTCCAGTTATTGTAAAACTCCATTGCTGTTTTCTTTAGCTCTGGAAACTCCATTCGTTTCTTGTAGGCATCCAGCAGGATAATATTAGCTCTTGTAGTGCCATCTTCATCTGGCTGGTAGAAAACACCCCAAGTGGTACAGGCAGAGAAATCAGCCCTTCTGGTTTTAAGAAAAGCCGTATCCCAAGACTGAATAATAAACTCACAACTCGGCGGATCATCACGCTCCCAGCGTTTCCACCACTCACGCTTCACTAAAGCGCCTCCCTCAGAGGTAGGACTTTGCTGATACTGAGCCTCCCACTTAGGGGCAGGCAGTTCATTTTTAAGTGCAAGCAGTTCTTTTTGACTCCAGAACCCAGGCCAAAGCGAGTTACCCGAAGGCAGCAAGGCAGGGAATTCAATAACTTCCCACTCATCAACTCCCTCTCTTTGCGAGGATGCTTTAATAATCTTTCCGGTCAAGTCCCGTTTGTGCCATCGGGTCATAACGATAATGATTGCACCCCCTGGCTGGAGTCTCTGTCGTGGGCCGGAGGTATACCATTCATAGGTTTTATCAAACACAGCCGCATCAAGACTTTGCCCATCCTGCTCGGAGTGGGGATCGTCAATAATCAGTAAATCAGCACCTTTACCCGTGACCGCACCGCCAACACCGATAGCGAAGTATTCCCCGCCCTGATTGGTACTCCAGCGTCCCGCTGCCTTGGAATCTGCTCTGAGTGCTAAAGCAGGGAAAATTTCCTTAAAATCTTCAGAATCAACCAGATTCCTGACCTTGCGGCCAAAGCCTACAGACAGTTCCGCTGTGTGTGATGTCTGAATGATCTTCTTTTCAGGGTTTTGTCCTAGAAACCAAGCGGGTAATAGGTAAGAGGCAAACTCACTCTTGGTGTGTCTGGGTGGCATATTGATAATCAAGCGTTTGAGATCGCCCTTAATGACACGCTCAAAGGCCTCAGCAATTACCTTATGATGCCTGCCTTCAATAAAGATAGGCCAAACATACTTCACGAACCCAATAAAGCTGTCTCTGGCAATCTCTTTTTTCTTGGCTTCCTCTAAGTCTTCTAATAATTCTAAAACTTCTTTTTGGTCTTCAACAGGAAGTCTTTTAACGTGGCTCAGAGTTTTTAAGTCAATTCCTTCTAGCATTTACCTGCCTATTTATTCAATCAACTTATCTATCTTTACTCGGTTTTTGATGTGACCTGCGGCAATATCGTCCTTGGACTGACCAAAATAAGGCATTGCATGGCCTATATCACACATCATTTCATTGGCACATTGCCCGTCTTTGTTGAGGATTTTGCCTAGAATACGACCAAACTTCCCTCTGCCACTGCCTTTGGCGGTTTCCAAAGTAATTTGGTAATCCTCGGCTTCAATGAAATTGACAAGATATTTCTTGGCTAGGAGTCCGTATTTCTTCTCAACCTTATCCCTGGTACGGGATTCAGGGGTATCAATGCCAAAAAGCCGAATACGTTGCTTGGCTAAGATAACCTTAAAGCCTAAGTCGATATCACAATCAACCGTGTCCCCATCAATGATTCGAGTAATTTTAGCTTTGTATTGATACATCAGTTAGCCAACTTAACATTAATTGTTCCCATAAACCTTAATGCATTGAATCTTTGTACGTTTTAATTGAACTTTCCTCATCCTCAGCAGTAACGGATTCGACCTCATCTTCCACGATAACCGACAAAGCAGCCAGCTTAGAATTCAATAAGTCTTCTATTTCTGAAGAAGATCGTTCTTTATTCTCGATTGAGATGTCAGTGCGGAGCATTCCACTAACGCGAGCAAGCAATTCAGCACTGCGGAGCTGACTGGTACTGGCCTCAATATCACCGTCTATCCACGTTCTTAGCTTATCAAGAACCCGTTGGGTATCGCTTAACGTCAGTATTTCCTGCTTTTTTTGTACTTTCTTTTCAAATTTCCTGATGACAGCCCTTTCTTCCTCAATAAGACCGGAAACCGTATCGTTGGCAATCAGCCTGCAAGCCTCTACTCCTTGAGCGTTCCTGGGGTTAAGTGCTTTGTAGCCAGCCTCGACATAAGCATCGGTGGCATTGATGGGCTTTCCCTCTTTATCACAGCCATTGGCAATGAGCTTGGCAAATCTTTTCTGTTTTTCTGTAGCCACGTGTATCCACATTCAATAAAACTGATGGAGGAATATAACAGAAAGAATCAATTCAGGGAAAAAACGGCAGAATGACTCCCAGAGAAAGTCATAAAACTGAGTGTCAGTTTCTTAGGCTATTGACCAGGACCAGACCTAGCAAGTCTTTCCATCACTGATCGCCTTCATGCTCCTGACATAGCGCCATTCTGCCGTAGGAACTTATAAAATAATCTTTACCATTTACTACTAGGACTGTTCTAGTAAGTATATAACTTATAAAAAACTAGTACAGTTCTATCCTAGTACAGTCCTATGCTAGTACAGTCCTATCTAGTTGTATTCCTATAGGGATTATACGCACAGTAATGCTAAAGGAAAAAAAAAGCAAATTTTTTGCAGAAAATTTTTTTGCCTGAGAATACCAGGCCTTTTCTGAGAAAAAAGGGGTTGAGGATAAATAACGATTGTACAGATGTCGGTACTAAATGAGAAATTAACGAATTATTTGAGGGGAACCCTATATATATACAAGAGCAGGGCACGCCTACTGTATAGGGGGGGTAGGGGGTACGTATATCCGTATTTTTTCCGACTCCTTGTATATAGGCATCGACAATCGTGCAGATATATATCGTAAATAGTAATTGCAACATTTGTAATACTGTTATACTATTCCTACATGCTCAGGATTTGAGCGAGACCAACCGCCTCAATTAGGGTTTCACAAGGGTGATACAAATGAAACGAAGCAGACGTAGCAGACGAAACAAAACAAGCATATTCACTATAGTTGGATTGACAATAGGCATGATTCAATGGTCCGCCATCATTATAGGAATGCTTATGGCAAGCGTTGAAGTGATCACCACCGATCAATATCTAGATTATGCGTTATTCCCCGCCTTTGCACTCATTCCTGTAATGGGGTTTTTTGTAATAATGTCTAAGGCTTCATCTGAGGTGAGAGTATGAGTAATTGTGACCTATGCAATCAAGAAGTGGACGAAAGACAATTGACTGACCAATGTGATCACTATCTTTGCCTTTCTTGTGATGGAAAATACAGCGACGAAGAACTAAACGAGATGTTTGAGAGGAGGGCCAAATCATGATCGACTTTATTATATTCGGCATCACAGATAACGCCGTTATGATCTTCGGCGCGTTCACTGGGTATGAGGTGGAGAAGTATCTACCCAAAAGGTTCCAGCTAGGCGCGCTAATGCCTATCGTTGGCGCTGGCTTGGGTAACACCTTGAGTGATTTCGCGGGCGGTCTGATGGCCGGAAACCTGGCATTGGCAATCGGTACGGGCATTGGGTGCTTGATTGGGCTGGCTGTAATACCTGTGCTGGCTAGATTTATCACACCAATCACCGAATAGAACAACAAAAGCAATCAGCGAGGAACTGAAATGCAATATTTAACAACGAACAAGAAAAAACCAGCGCAAGGTAAAGCGCCCGGCGGCTTTGTGATGTACGACGGCCCAAGCGCCATTGACGGCGCGCCAATTGTGGTCATTGCTACGCTCAAGTCAAGTAATAGAAAAACGGGCGATATGGTGCAGACTTGGATATTGCGGGCCGATCTGTCGCCGCTAGATGCCAGCAAGCAACGGGCGGATGTTTCGATATGCGGCAATTGCCCGCACCGACAGAACACTGGCGGCGCTTGCTACGTCAACATTGGGCAAGCACCCGCGCAAGTGTACCGATCCTACAAAAAGGGAAACTACCCCGCATTCATTAGCGGCCAACATGATTCCTTTTTTCTGGGTCGCAAGGTTAGGTTGGGCGCTTATGGCGATCCTGCCGCAATGCCTTACGAGATAGCGGAACGAATGACCAATATTTCTCTAGGCCATACAGGATACACGCACCAAGCCGCCCGTAAATTCTTTGACAAGCGATTTTTGACGCTGTGCCAAGTGTCGGCGGATACGCCCAAGCAGGCAATAAAATTCCAGAAAATGGGCGCTAAAACATTCCGCGTAGCCTTAGAAGGTGACGCGCTGATGACTGGCGAGATCGAATGTCTGTCCGATTCTCAAGGCATCAGCTGCCTAGATTGTGGGCTATGTAATGGCATAAAACAGAATATCGCGATCACTGTGCATGGCTCCAGGTTGTCCAATTTCAAATCGGTCAGAGTGGCGGCATAAACTATCATCAATCAACGAGGAATTAACACCATGACCAAATACCATTCTTCTCAAGAAAAAATAAGTAAAGCAATCGCCTTGATGGCGAAAGATTCCGACATACAGCGACACGTTCAAAAGATTGAATGCGGCACAAAAACAACAAAAGGAAATTATGGAAAATATATGTCCTTTCTATCCAATTTTAAGGAAAAAACCGCGCGCTACATCATATCACAAGCGATGCTTGAGGCCGGAGCTAATCAGTACGGCGTTGCATGGTCAATGAAACTAATCGAAGGACAAAACCAATGAAATTATTAACAAAATCAATTGAAAAGAAACTAAAGGCAGCAGTCCCAGATTGCGAGGAAAACAAACCGTATCTAAAATTGTTCAATCCTTGCGGCGCGGCCACATGGTTGCTATCTGAATATGACGCTGATAATCAGGTGTTTTTCGGGCTTTGCGATTTGGGAATGGGCAGCCCAGAGTTAGGCTATGTGTCACTTGCTGAATTGTTGCAAATTAGATTGCCTATGGGCCTGAAGATAGAGCGCGACCTAAATTGGGAGCCTGAGCACACGCTTTCAGAATACGCACGAAAAGCCAGCGAATGCGGGAGCATAAGAGCATGAAAACTATTCAATATATGGAATCACCGCAGCCATGCGTATTTTGCGATCATCCGACCGAATTTGGATCAGGCCGGTTTGTAAATCGGATTCCAGCCGATACCTATCACGAATTGGAAAATGGAAAAGAGGAGTACAGGGACGGCTACGCCTGCGCTGATTGCATGGCAACAGATTGTGACAGATGCGGCAAAAGTATAGATATGGACGAAGATATCACTCCTTATGACGTAGCAGAGGGATCTTGTGAATTTAGCGATGGCGCTTATCGAGTCCACGAGGAATGTTTGACCACTAATGAGCGCAATATTATGCGCGGGAGTATAGGAGCATGAATAACAAGATAGCCAATCCCGATGACTACTGCGAGCCGAGTTATGTCTATGAGGATGCAATGATATTGTGGGAAGCAGTATTAAATGACTTGCCGAGATTTGAACCTTACCAAAGCGCCCACGGAGCAGCACAATTGCGCTGCAAAATGGTGGAATTTATCCCTCACATTCTGAGAGATTGGGAGGAAAACAAGGACATGCACGACACCTATGATTGGGATTATGTGCCGTACTGGATTGCTAATTTCTTAGAAGTGACAGAGTCAAACATAGAATATAGACGCAACGACGAGGTGCAATCATGAACAATAAAATAGAAACCAGCATTGACGGGCTAGAAGAATATATTTTTAATGAAATTCAAAGCGATCAGAAGATCAGCGATTTTGTCGATCACGTGAATCAATTTTATGGCAAGGATGGAATTTACGCAGAGGAGTTTTTTCCGCCCAATGGAGCAACAACGCCTGAAATAATGTTGGCCGTGATACTCATTCAAAGACTCCCCATAAAATCGCATTTTAGTGGTGATTCGATGGACAGAGAAATTGTTAGAGACATAATCGCGCAAGCCAGACTCGCAGAGATAATTTTTAACAAGAAAAAGGAAAAAAACCATGAAAACCATTAAATTTAACGGTAAAAACCTAGACATATCGACATCAGAAGAACGCGTTTTGCGTATTCTGAAAAGTAATAATTTTGCCGCAAAGAAAGCAGAATTTGCAGAGGGTACTAACAATTACATCAAGTCAATTCTTCCTAAAGATAGAGAGCGACGCAAAGAATTAGGCATTGCTGAGATTTTTTCTGGCAGAAGTGCTAGGGAAGTAAGGTTTTTCAAAGAAAACCCACGCTGTCAGTCAGGAATTTTTGGAAATAAACGACGCATCAATGCCATTCTCAAGGCGCTCAAGGAGGGTAGAACACAATGAAACTCACTGCATTAGAAGCCGATGCTGAAATTTACTGGCAAGTAGGTTGGGACGATTCCAACATCCCAGCTTTCGGGCTGGACTTCTTTGAAGAAGAAAGCGAGGCACAACAATACTCTGAGTCTCTTTTTGAAACTGGCGAGACGGGAATCGTTTTAACAAAATTAGAGAATGACATTCCTACAATGACCTGGGAATTAATTGACGGAGATTGGAAATAAAACTGTTGCACCATAAATTCAACAATAGTAATATAAAACATCATCAATCAGCGAGGAAACTGACATGAAACATCTAAATTTCGAGATAGCGTTTTACCGATTCGCTTGCCATCTGCAAGATAACCTGGGGCAATCAGCCTCGAATCGAGAGTACATCTGCCGAGAATCAAGCGGTTCTGATAGCTCAGGGAATTATATTCTGCGGGGAATCAGTGGCGATATTGTGGCCCAGGTTCAAGGCAGGAAGGTGACGCTGTGAGTCTATTACAGAAGCTCTGGATAGCATTTTTTGTGATTGCCGGTTTTATCTGGTCTGGCAGCAGCGCTTATGACGACGAGAAGATCGCAGCAGAACGCTATTGCTCGATGGTCTCTACTTTTGAAGAAACAAGGGGTGAGTATGGCTGGCCGCCATTCAAACCCGAAATTAAATGTAAATTAACAGAGAGGAACTGAAAATGAACAATATTACAGAGATTAAAAAACCATCGAAAGATAAAGAAGCACTTGCAAATAATTCGCTGTTTAATCCTCGGCTGGTAGCCGATATTACTCGATGCACTGGGCAATCAATCAGCGCATCACTTTACAGGAGACAGGAGGAATTTCATTACCTGGAATGGTCGAACGGTAGGAGGATTGACGTTTACCTAGAAATCAGGGACAACAGACAACATTTGATTGTAAATACTGACCGCTTCCGAGGCCATAACGAGCGACTAGCCTTGATCGGGATCGCTGCAACCTACGATCTTACATACGGAGAGTGCGACGATGGGTGACAATAGAATTAACGTCATTGATGAAGACGATTCCGAGGCATGGTCGTATCATCTTGAACAGGAGGAACGCTTGCAAAATGAGCCGCGAATGGACACAAGGGAAATCCTTGAGCGATTGCAGAAGGCTGGAGCAATCTTGGATGTCTGTGATGCTAGGCTTGAGCATCTAAACTTTATGATTGACGAAACCGTAGAGCGAATCGAAAAAATCGACTTGAAATTTCGAGAATCACTCAAGATAAAATCCAGAGCGATTATTAAGAAATTATCCTGAAGTAATTATTCAGCAAACTCACAGGAGCATACCCGTTCGGGCTGCTCCTTTTTTTTATTCTTTATTGGGTTGCTGTGGCGGAGGAATGATGAACCCCAGCTCGGCTGATTCACGGATTAATGTTTCAATCAGATTACTGTAACTATTCTTGCTCTGGTCTGCTGATCTCTGAACAGGACGATTCATCATGCCAAATTTAGTCTCGACCTGGTGGCTACCAAACGCCTTGATGAGCATGATTTCATGGATTTCATCGGGCGTATTGCCTGTAAACTGAGCAAAATCCCTCGCCCATTTACGATAATAACGCTCCTGACTACCAGTTCTTTCATCACGAATAGGCTGAATGGATAACTCAACGCCTTTCTCTTTCAGTTTAGGCAGCATGTTCTTTATCGCTGGAATTTCGTCAGGAAACCGCCCAGCCAGTGCCATCAACAGTTTAGTGAAGATGACATGGCTGGTAGGCTCAATTCTAAATCTTAGTCCCAAGGGTCTTTACCAGAATCAACTGGTGG